GCGACGCGATGTGGCTTCGAAAGATGACATACGCAATTCGTCCATCAGACTGTCCGCAGATTCGAATCTGATTTGCAAGACTGCCTGCGAAGTCGGGCTTGCTTGAGCCAGATAAATCCGAGTCGATATCAACGGCTCGGACGACGTTGTTAGCCTTTGGATCAGGATTGTGGTCAGAAACGCTTGCCTGATGACGTGCGTCGCCAATCCAGCCGTCGCTCCTTTTATCTCTGTCTGGGTAAGTATCATTTATCGCCTGACGTAATGTAACCCCAGCCTTGCAAAGCCAAGGGCTTGTCATGCTTTTGCCTCTTTAGCAAGTTCATCACAAGCTGAACACTCCCATCGCTTTTGAGCATTAAGAATTAGTTCAGGGTGTTTGCATTGTGCTGGTGCAATAAAAGCATCGTCAATCGGGTCGTAGGTATATCCAATCGCAGCAAAGTTGTAGCGAATCTTGTTGTTGTAAGAGGTACGAATACAACGCTGTCCACGATAATTTCCGTACCATTCTTCAGGTGTTAAACCATCCAGAAGTTCGTGTTCATCTTTGCCTGTGATTACTTCAGTAACGATATTGGAATCATCAAGAAACGCATAATGAGCCATCAGACTGTCACCGATCCTGTTCCAGCTGTGAACTTGTAAATTTTGTAACCACCTGTTGTAGTCTTTGTATATGTAAGACCTGCGTCAATAGAAGCAAGGTCATCTTTAGTATCTGCGTAGCGAATAATTACAATACCTGAACCACCTGCACCGCTATAAGGAAGTGTTCCAGTTCCAGTTACGCCACCGCCGCCGCCAGAACCAGTATTGACTGCCCCTGCGGTTGCTGATGTTCCAGCAGCTTGCGAACCATTACCGCCAATACCTGACCCACCAGTTCCCTTTGTGGTACCGCCACCACCGCCGCCGCCTGCGTAAGTAACTGCTGCACCTGAATAAGAATTAGAAGTACCTGTGCCGCCATTGCCACCTACAGTTACAGTTGCAGCAGAACCAGCAGAACCAGCACCACCGCCGCCGCCTGCGGCATCTCCGTCAAGTCCACCTGCGCCATTGTTACCTTCTGATGGTGAATATCCACCAGCGTTTCCAGTACCAAATCCAGTTGCTTTGACAGAACCACCACCAGAACCGCCATTAGCGTTTCCACCAGATTGCGCGTATTGCTGTCCGCCACCACCACCGCTAGAAGTAATGCTAGAAAATACTGAGTTAGAACCTTTGTTACCTACTGTGTTAGCTGCGGTAACTGCTGCCCCACCTGCACCTACTGTAACTGTGAGAGTACCACTGACTGCTAAAGCAGTGTTTGTGCGGAATCCTCCAGCACCTCCGCCGCCGCCAGAACCTGCTCCTTCAGAAGATCCTGAACCTCCACCTGCAACGACTAAATAATCGACAGTAGTAGTTTTATTAGCGGGTACACCTGCTCCGAATAAACCAGTTGTTATGCAACCAATCATTATGCAATAGCCCCGACAACGTACCAAGTGTCTGTAGCAGTTTTAATGCAAGTAGCTGCCTTATATTGTGCAAGAGTTGGTGCTGCTGCAACTGTGCCAGCTGAAAGAACTGTCGTAGTGCCAGACGTAACAGCTGAAATTGTGCAAAGCCCTGCGCCTTTGTTAATGATTGTAATTGCTGTGCCTACTGGAAACGCTACTGAAGCGTTGGTAGGGATTTTAAAGGCAATCGCTGTTGCCTTGTTCATAGGTTGTAGGACTTGGTACTGATCATTGAGGACTGCTGTGTAGTCAGTCGTGGCGTCTGAGTTGATAGTAAAGGTCACCAGACCATTAACTGTACTTGCGGTCAAAATATCGCCCGTCGCTGCCGGAAGCCCAGATGCCATTGTTTTCTCCTAATATCCTAAAGTGTTGGTGCCGATTATACCGTAATACGAGCTTTCAACCACGAAACCATCGGCTATGGGTTCCAGAGTTGTAATTGTTGCCATCATCTTGTTAGGGGTTATATCCCACTTAACTCCCTGATATTGCAGGTTCTTCACAATAGTCGAGCCGTCTGGCTGAATATTAGTTATGAGCAGGTTATCAAAGAAGTCCAGCCCAATCATTGTGTCGGTTGGTACTGCTGGATCTAGCAAGTCCACAACCATTTCGTCAATACGAATAACTGTTGATGCACGGGTGGCAATATATTCTGCCGCGATATTAGCGACAATCGTATCAGTTTCAGCCACAAGATCAGTTTGATTGATTCCGTGAGGAAAATACTTATCTACCGACGCTTGGTTGGTAGCTGTAATAGTGCTTCCACCCACACGAGCAAAATTGCCTGTATTGATGATGAGTTTGTCGTCGAAGGCAAAAACAAGATTTCGATAAGGAATTCCTCCAGTTTGATTAAAGGCTACGGGAGTCTTAGACAGGGAATTCATAACGTCTGTGCGGTTCTTAAATATGGCTGTGCCTGCGCCATTCATATAGAACGCGCCTGTCTCTGAAAACTCTGCGTTCTTAATGGCTCCTAAAGCTGTGCGAGCAGTCCCTGGGTCTGCAATACAGGTGTTTAGACCAGTTGAAATGGTGCGCATAGTAGTAGGGAAAGAAATCTGATTGAGGATAGCAGAGACTCTGGCTGAGGTAGTTTGACCCGCTGGCGAAGAAGCCACAGTTGTAATGTTGGCAAGGTTAAATAATCTAAAAGCATCTACGGCAGTAATATCGACATAACCCGTATCTTGATTTACAGGGTACGTGTACTTGTAGTCTGAAATATAACCGCTGAAGAGGTACTTCTGGGTGGTTACAGTTGTGGCAGATACTCGAATCTTGCGAAGAGGAGCAAGGTATCCATAATAAGGAGACGCTGTATTCTGTGGGTTAAAGTAAGACTGAGGATCTAATACACGAATAACGGCTGTTCCAGCCTCGTAAGTATCGCGCTGGATATTGCGTCCTCGAGTAATGGATATGTTATAGACGTTAGGGGTAAGGTCAATTACTGGCTCTGGTAGGGCAGAAGTACCAAGGGTATTAGTACCTAAGATTCCGTATTTAGCGTCGCCAATAACGAATCCTTGAAATCCAAAAGTTGCGCCGTTGGAGTAATCAAAGGAAACGGCTATCTGTGCTGGTAATGCCATTATCCGAATGTGCTGACTAGGCGTTGAACGGAACTAGGAATACCTGAAAGGCTTTGTACCTGAAGGCTATTAGCAATGGCTTGGGTAAGTGCTGAGTCTCCAGTTACAGTAAGGCTGATATTGCTGCCGTTGGCATTGTAGTTAAGCCCAGTTGAAGGATTATAGGAAACCATAGGTTCAGCAGGGATACCTGCTGTTTGCATTCCGTAAAGCCCATTAAGAAGCTGATTAGAATACTGATTGTCAGCCACGTTAGATCCGCCGCCGCCTGCGGTAACTCCGATAGCAGCTAGTTCGGGAGCTAATCCTGCTGGTACATAAGCAGAAGCCACAGGGAACTGAAGAGCATTTAACTTGGCTTGAAAATCTTTAATCCAAGCATCGAGGTATCCAAAAGGATTCTTAGCATCTGGGGTCTGTAGGAAATATCGATAAAGGTTACCAGTAGCGTCCTGAGCCATAAGAATCTGCTTGGTGAGTTTGTCGGCTTCTTCAAGGTTGCCGTTGAGCAAAGCAAGTTGAAGTTCTGCCCTACGACGATCATCGACAGATAATTCACCCTTAAGGGCTGCAATCAGTTCAATCTGCTGCATATCAAAGACGCCAGCATCTTTCTTTAATGCTGCTTGCTTCTTCTGTTGATCTGTTAAAGCTTTCTGGCTTTTAAGTGTTGCTTTAGCCAAAGCAGCAGCTTTAGCGTCTGCAGCAGCCTTGGCTTTCGCTGCTGCCTTATCATTCTGTTGGCGTTGGTAATCTGCGGTACTTCCTGCATAATCGCCATAACCAACCGCTTTAGATTTCTTACCAAGATTTGCTAAGTCCATATAAGGACGAGCTATGGCACTTCCAATTTCAGACAATATTGCAGGAATACCAAACCCATTGCCGGGAAGTTGCTTGAACTTTGACAATAAAACGCTAACCCCAACTATTGCATTGGCTGTGTTATCTGCCAATCCCTGCATGGCTGTTGCTACATCTTGGACGTTTGTATCCTGACCACCAAGATTAGTTAAAGCATCAACCAATCCTTTTCCAATAGTTTCTTTGGCATTGTCGGCTGCCGTATTAAGAATTGCCATCTTTCCAGCATAAGTCTCAAGATAAGCAGCAGAAGCACCATTAAATTGCTGGTTGAGTAATCCCATGATTTCTTCGAAAGACTTAGATTTAAGTTGTGCCTGAGATAGACCAAGGTTATATTTCTTAAGTCCTCGGGTAATACCAACGTAACCATTGGCTAAATCCTG